TGCTGAAACAGAATTGTCAAACATTCTGTCAAGTGAAATCTTGGCTGAGATCAACCGCGAAGTTATGAGATCAATTTATGTCGGTGCAAAACCGGGTGCTGCACACAATGTGGCCACTCCCGGAACATTCGACTTAGATACTGATTCTAACGGACGTTGGTCAGTAGAAAAATTTAAAGGCTTGATGTTCCAAATTGAACGTGAAGCTAACGCAATTGCTAAAGATACTCGCAGAGGAAAAGGTAATATTCTTATCACTTCTTCAGACGTAGCATCTGCATTAGCAATGGCTGGACAATTATCCGGTGTTCCATCTGGAAACGATATTCACCCAGATGACACAGGAGCAACAATGGTAGGAACGCTAAATGGTCGATATAAAGTTTATGTTGATCCTTATGCACCAACTTCTGCAACTAACTATTTCTGTGTTGGTTACAAAGGTTCAAGTGCGTATGACGCCGGACTATTCTATTGTCCTTATGTACCATTGCAAATGGTTCGCGCAGTTGGTGAGAATTCTTTCCAACCAAAAATCGGATTTAAGACTCGTTACGGTCTTGTAACTAATCCTTTTGCTAACGATACTAACTCCGCTAATAACGGAGCCGGTGACGGATCATTAACAGCTGATGTTAACCGTTACTACAGAATTGTTACTGTTGCAAACTTAATGTAATTTTGTACATAAATTACAGATCAAAGGGTGGGCTTTTGTCCACCCTTTTTTTGTGCTTACTAAATAGTAGTAGAGGTACAAATGGCTTTAAATGATCAAATCAAAAATATAAATCCGATATCGGAAGTTCAATTTAAGTTCGAGCTTATAGGTTTTCCAGCAACAACATTTTTTGTTCAAACCGTCAATTTGCCCGGTGTAACGTTGGATCCTTCACCTATTGGTAGACCTATGAGAACCGATGTTCAGATAATGGCGGGAGCTGTTTCGTATGAACCCCTGGAAGTTGGATTTATAGTTGATGAATATTTAAAGAATTGGCAAGAACTATTTAAATGGGTAACGGGGCCACAACCTCACTATACTCAAGCTATATTAACACTATTAAGTAGTTCTATGAATCCCACATTGGAAGTGCATTTCGAACATGTTTTTCCCACAACTTTAACTGAAATAGCGTTTGACAGTACAATATCTGAACCTACAAGTTTAATATCTACTGTTACACTTAATTATAATAAATATACTATTAAAAACTTATTGAATAATTAAATGGCTAAATCTAAAACAGTAAGACAAATTGAGAGAAAAGCTCCATCCCCAAAAAGAACTAGTATAGGGAAATCTTTATTTTCTAGACCTAAAAATAAAAATAAAAAAGCAGGTTGGAAAAAGTATAGAGGACAAGGTAAATGAAGGAAAGTTTAACTACGGCTATTGCATTTGCAGTTGCTTTATATTGTCTTTTTCTTTTAGGTATGATAACAAATAGTGTTAGTACTATAAAAGATGATGTACAAGAAATTAAGAAAAACGTAAATTATATGGATAAATAAGAAATTGGTATGAATGGTGATTTTTTTCATTTATTATGGTTATTTAATTCCCCAAGAGATACAAGAAATATTATACGATTAGACTTACATGAAGCAGGATTATTGTATAAGTATGCAAAACAAACATGTTTAATTGATGGTTCAATATTAGAAATTGGTAGATATTGGGCAGGATCTCTTGTTTTACTTGCTACAGCAACACATCATACAAATGTAAAAATAGTTTCTGTTGATGTTATCGAGGGTTGTCATGATCCGGATGCAGATGACTGGCTGAATGACTATGAAGAAAAAGAACGAATAGATATTAGAACAGAAAATTCTTGGGCAATGAAAAATATGCCATTGTCTATGTTATTTGTTGACGGTGATCATTCATACGTAGGAGTTAAAAAAGATTTTATTCATCATTGGAATTATTTGAATGGTGATTGTTTAGCACATGATTATACAGATCCAACTTGTAAGGGTGTAACAAGATTTATAGATGAATGGATCGATGATGGTTATGCAGAAATAATTGAACAAGCGGGCACTCTGGTCGCTCTTAAAAAATTAAAGGATTATGAAGTTTGAAGAATTACAGAAATTATGGTCAAGTGATTGTGACATTGATGAAACAGAATTATCTCAAGAATCAGTAAAAATTCCACAGTTACATAACAAATACTTAATATACTTTCATGATGAAAGATTAAGATTACGTACTATGAATTTTGAATATAATAAACTCTTAAAATCAAAAAGAGAATATTATTCTGGTAGAATGACAGAAGAAGAAATGGAAGCTTTAGATTGGGAACCATTTCAATATAAGTTACTTAAGGCAGATATTCAAGAATACATAGATGCGGATGATGATATAATAGAACTTAAGAAAAAATCAGCATTACAAGAAGAAAAAGTTGATTATCTTGAAGCTATAGTAAAAGGATTATCCAATAGAGGATACTTAATTAAAAATGCAATCGACTGGAAGCGTTTTACAGAAGGGCATTGAAGACATCCACATATCTAAGCACGATGAAGTATATTTAAAAATTGCTTGCGAAGCTTCAGTTGCTCAAGAAATATGTGATTATTTTACTTTTTATGTTCCGGGTTATACTTTTATGCCCGCATATCGTAATAAAATCTGGGATGGTAAGATAAGACTATTTAATATCCATAGTAGATATCTCTATAGTGGGTTACTTGAATATGTTTTTATATTTGCTAAAAAAAGAAACTATAAAGTTATTCCAGATGGAGATTGGTGGAAACCACGTAAAATAGAACATAATCAAGAATTCATTGATAAGCTAAATTTACCATTTGAACCCAGAGATTATCAATTAGATGCATTTCATCATGCATTATCTTATCAGAAAACATTATTAGTTTCTCCTACCGCAAGTGGAAAATCTTTAATTATCTATTTAATTGTAAGAGCATTAAATGTAAAAACTTTAATTATTGTTCCTACAACATCTTTAGTTTCTCAATTATATTCAGATTTTAAAGAATATGGATGGGATTCTGCGAAATATTGTCATCAAGTATATGCGGGACAAGATAAAGTTTCAGATAAAAAAGTAGTTATTTCTACATGGCAATCAATTTATAAACTTAATAAAAAAACTTTTGAACCATACAGATTGGTGATCGGTGACGAGGCACATGGGTTTAAATCGAAGTCACTTACAACAATAATGACTAAATGTGTAAATGCAAAATATAGAATAGGTACAACGGGAACATTAGATGGTACACAAACACATAAATTGGTATTAGAGGGTTTATTTGGAAAAGTTTATAAAGCTACAACAACTAAAGAATTAATTGATAAAAAAGAGTTAGCATCTTTTAATATAAACATATTAGTATTACAATATCACAAGGATATTTGTGAATCGATGCGAAGAAGTAAATATATGGAGGAAATAGAATTTATAGTAGGACATGAGAAGAGAAATAAATATATAAAAAATTTAGTATTATCACTTGAAGGTAATACTTTGCTACTCTTTAGATTAGTGAAAAAACATGGACGTATTTTATATGATATGATCAAGGAGGAATCAGATGTTAATAGAAAAACTTTTTTTGTATTTGGAGGAACCGAAACAGAAGTTAGAGAACAAATTAGAGCAATCGCAGAAAAAGAACGAGATGCCATCATCGTGGCAAGTTATGGGGTATTCAGTACCGGCATCAACATTAGGAATCTGCATAACATTGTGTTCGCTTCTCCTTCTAAATCTCGTATTAGAAACTTGCAATCGATAGGACGAGGTTTAAGGTTATCTGAAAACAAAGAACAAACGGTTTTATATGATATCGCAGACGATTTGAGATCGGGTGCAAGAAAGAATTTTGCTTACCAACATTTTGAAGAAAGAGTCAAGATTTATGAGGAAGAAAGTTTTCCTTATAAAATTATCAAACTTGACTTATAGAAAAATTATGTTATAATAATTAAACAAACTTTGAAATGGAGAATTATGGCAAAAAGAAAAAAAGTATCGAAATTGCATTATGTTGATAATGCAAAATTTTTAGAGGCAATGATTGAATTTAAACGTGATTATAATGAAGCAGTTAAGAAAAATAAAGAATTGCCGCCTGTATCGGAATATCTAGGTTCTGTTTTTTTGAAGATAGCACAAAGGTTATCATTTAGACCAAATTTTATTAATTATACATTCAAAAATGATATGATTTCAGATGGCATAGAAAACTGTCTTCATTATATCCATAATTTTAATCCAGAAAAATCTAATAATCCTTTTGCATATTTCACTCAAATAATTTATTATGCTTTTATTCGTAGAATACAAAAAGAAAAGAAACAATTATATATAAAATATAAGACAATGCAAAATGTAGAACAAAAATCAGATTTTGACGCAGACGCAAATGTTTCCATTGATGATTATAGAAATTCTGATTTTAAAACAATGGTTGATGATTTTGTTGATAATTTTGAAAAGAGTAAGAAAAAGAAAGCAATTAAAAAGTCAGAAACCAATTTAGAAATGTTCATGGGTCTATGAAAAAATTATTAGTTATTATATCATTAGGAATATTATTTATTTTAGAATTTTCTTTAATTGCAGGAGAATGGAATGAAAAGCCTGTGATGTGTGCAAGTGAAGAAGAAA